GGACAGGATAGGACGTCGTAGCTTCTCCACACGATCCAACGCACTGAAACTAACGATAGCCTCGGCACGATTAGGGGTGATGGTACGGATGTTACCCACGAACTGTGGATACCACACGGTACCTAGCGGTGTCTCAATGCCAATTTCATACTTCACTTCAGCACTGATGATATTCTTCAAGTAAAATGGAGACAGACCATTGTAAGGAGAGAACACTCCCACGAAATTCTGATCTGTTGACGTGCGCCCATTAGCATCAAATGTCAACTCTGCCGCCGCCGAGCCTTCAACCAACAACAATTCCTCAGGCGCCGTGCCTGTCAATGCACGATCAATACGAATATTGTCGACAAAGCGAGACATATCACTTAGCTCATGATCGTACAACGCATTCTGATTCCAATCAACCAAAACACGCCACTTGAACTCACGTTCGCGCGCCAAAATAGCAGCATCAGCGTTCACCCCACCCTGATTCTGCATCGTTATGCCTCCAAAAGTGCCAGCGACGCATCCTGAAGAGGGTAGCGAGGCGACGTAGTAGTTAGTTGATCCACCAAAACGCGCAAACTTCCACCGCCCAACTCCCACGCAGTGGCAACAGCACCACTTTCAACCTGAGGGGCAGCCATATTATGCGCCTGACTGTCATTATTGATCACATACTCAAACGTAACCGCAACACTGCCAACAGGCGCCGTCTGTGTAATACTAAATCGCTGCCAACTTGTAGTAAGATTGATGGTCGAACCCACAGTTGTAGCCAACGCGTTGCCGTTGACATCATAATTACGGAACGTCAAAAACCCCGTCGTCGCACCATCAGCCTTCAAATACACAGAACCTGTGACTTGCTCAAGTGGAAGGATAGGCGTGCGGACACCACGATCAAACATGAAGTTGATGGCAGTAGGGAATAGGTACACGGCGACGCGTGACGAACGCGAACCCAACACGTTCGCAGGGAACACATTATTTTGCCACACAGGCACAGCGCTCTCAGTCCACACCCCAATTCCCGTCCCCGTGCCAGTATTGCGCACGTAATCACCACGTGCAGCCTGAACACTCAACCGATTCTTTGACAGGGGATTGATGAGATAATGCGGGCCAGGAAGTTGACGTGTATGACAAGCGTTCAGAAAATCCCAATCACTCTTAGTCATATACGTCCACTCCATGTTCACCGCACTGCGATGGCCCGTAACATCCATAGTTCGAGCACCACTCAAACCCTGAAACACACCACCATAACGCACCTCACTAAAATCCATACCACCCTGCGGTGTTTGAAGAGCGCGCAAATTACCCGCAGGTCCCATGTACCATGTTGCACTTTCAGGCTGCATAATTATCCTCGACGCTTCTTCAAAGTGTTACCCTTATTGACTGCCTTAGTCACAGCCTGATCGTTCATCTTCCATTCCCACCCTGCCAAACCATCAGCAAGAGCGGCGGCGATGCTATCACTCTGCAACACCACATTCGCCGTAGCAGTAGAAGTGATGTTACCATTCACATCCATACCAGCGCTTGTGAAAGGTGCGGCAAGCTGTTCAGCCATACCAGCCACGTTATCCTGAACCGTAGAAAATCCGGTTGTCAATCCCGCATTCAAACCATCCATGATGGCCTTACCCGCAGGGATAAGCATTTTCTTATCCTTAGACACAGGACCCTTATGATCCACAATCCACTTACCAATGCCGCTGACAAAGTCAGTCACCTTATGCCACGCAGCAAGCAAACCATCAAGTAGACCCTGAAGGATAGCCTTACCGGCGCCAAGCAACCACGTACCAGCGGCCTTAAAGAACGCCCCGATCTTGTCAGGGATAGAAGACACAAAGTCAATAACCCAACCGAAAGCATCACTTACAGCTGTGACAAGATCCGCGAAGAACCCAATAACCTTACCAACAATTGTGATAACGAGCTTGATAGCAGGCATCAAAATACCGATAAGTGTTGTCGCCATCTCCACCACAGTGGTGATGAAACTAATTACAGGGGGCACAATGGCCACAAACGTACGCGCCAACTCAGGGATCAAGTCAATAGCAATGTCGGCGATAGGCTGAATAAGCGGCACAAACGCCAAGAACAACGACACCAACGAACTAACCAACGGCCCAATCAACGGCGCAATAGACTTAATAGCCTCACCCAACGCCGCACCAAGAACAGTCGCCACCTGCTGAAGGATAGGTGCCGCCGTCGCCAACGCACCACCAATAGCCTCACCAAGCTGCTGCAACGCCCCCGCAATAACAGGCAACAACGGCTCAAGGGCCTTCAACACCGTAACAAAAATGCCACCCAAAATCTTAACCACAGGCGCAATTTGTGCAAACACAGGCTTAAACGCATTGAACAGCTCAAGTGCTACCTTAGCAATTTCCTCAACCACAGGGCCAAGCGCTGTCACCACATCAGCCAACACAGTGCCGATGATGCTAAAGAACTCCTGAAAGAGCGGAGCAAGGCGCGCGAAAATAGGCCCAAGAGTTTCCCCCAGCGCCGTAAAGATCTGCAAGAACGCCTTAGACAGCGCGGTAAGAGCGGGCATGATACCCACCAAAAGATTACCAAACGCACGGAACGCATCACTCAACGGTCCGCCCAGATCAGCCATCGCCGTCAAACCAACACCAATAAACTGATTGAACACTGTGAACAACGCATCAAACACCTGCGCCAAACCTGAAATTGCCTTAGCAAACGTACCATTAGCAATCGCCGTGTTCATCACATCGTTGAAGCCATCCACAAAACGCTGGAACACACCAGCAAGCTCACCAAACTGCTTGCTACCCTCAGCGGCAATACGTAGGAAGCCCTGCGTGAAGCTCTGAACGATCGGGGCTAGATTCTGAAACAACCCCACAGTGTTCTGCAACAACGTCTTCAGATCATCCATGCCCTGAGCGCTCGACAAAGCGTCAGTGAAGCCCTTGGCAACACCGACTAGCGCCTTCGCAATATTATTCAACTCAGGACCAAAGGTCTTGATCACACCACCTAGCGTCTTAAACACTGGGGTCAATCCCTTTTCGAACGTTGCTGAGATTTCCTTCTGCAACGGTCCCAACTGATCCGTGAGACCCTTAAATGACTTCTTAATACCGTCCATGCCCAGAGCAACAACAAGAGCACCAGCGCCAAGCGCTGCCAAGATCGATGGGAGTCCCGCGATCAATCCAGCGATCAATCCCAGCAACGGCGGAAGCAAGATCAACACCGCAATCACAATACCACCAGTACGCCCAATCCCACTCAAACCCTCTTGAATGGAACTGAAAGCGCCCTTACCAAACTCTGACAAGCTCGACAACCCACTCTTCAAAGTGTTGCCAAACTTCTTAAACTTACCCTCACTATCAAGAATGCCATTGCCAACATTCTTCAAACCACGACCAACGCGCTTCAACCCATTGCTATAAGACTCAATAGGGTCATTGCTCCACAAGTTCTTAAACAACTTACCTGTGCTCGCAGCGGACTTCTGAATGCTGTCCATAGCAAACATGCCCTTAAGGCGCAGAGTGTCCGCGAAATCCTTAGCGCCTGTGGCAATATCCTGAAAATGCCCGCGCAAAGTCTTAGACTTAACAACAAGATTGTCAATAGTCTTCGAAACACCAGCACCACCACCACCAGCACCGCCCCCACCAAAACTAAGTGGGATGTTCACACCCTTCAACCCACGAAGCTCAGCCTTCAACTTCGCCAACTGAGCACGCAACGCCTTCGTATCAAGTGTTACAGGGATCTCAACCTCAAGACCCTTTTGAATCTTCTTAAGCTCAGCCTCAAGCTTCTTACGGAACTCAGAAGTATCAGGAACGACCTTAACGGAGACGCGCCCAACCTCACTGCCACCAGGACTAGTCATTACACGCCTCCTTCAGCGTCAACAATCATCGGATTAGCCATCTTTGATTTCACCATCAATGCAAACGGGTTATTTTGCTTAGCTTGCTTCTTACGCTCAGCGTCGCCCGGACGTTGCAATGGGACAGGTGGCTTAGGCTTCTTCTTAGTATTCACAGCCAAAAACATATAGTTCAAAGAATTCAAAGCATCAACAATGCTTGCCTGAAGATGACGATCCACGGTCCAGCCACGAAACTCCACCCCACCCTGTAACATACCAACAGTGCGCGCCTCAAAAGGCAACTGTTCAACGAGAATGACAGCCTCACGCACCGTAAGGCTGCCATCAAACTTCAACACATCTAGCAAATTCACATGATAATACTGTCGAAAATCTGCATACAACGCGTCAAAGTTCTCGCGCATCAGCCTTCCGAGGGTGAGGCTTCCCCCAGCGCAATTTCCTTAAAGTAATCCTGGAACACAGCCATCAACACAACAAAGTCACCAGCGATAGCCTCAAGCAACTTCTTGGTGTTTGCATCGCCCACAGTCAACAGGAACTCAGAGAGCAACGGCTTCAACGCCTTCACATCGTCCGTAGTCATCTCCTTATCCTCATCCTCCCCGTCGCCCGTCAACGCCACAATCTGATCAACCAACTCCAACACCTTAGAGTTAGCGGCATCATCAAGGCGCATAGGGTTGCGCAGCGTCGCAAACGTACGATCCGAAACCTTCACACGAAAAGAGCCATAGGTCTTATCCGCCACTTCCTGATAAGACGCGAGGCTGAACTCCTTACCCACAATGTTTCCTTCCATAAAAAAGTATCCTAGTGAGCCACCAATGTGATTCACTAGGATACTACATACAGCCTGTTAAGTTAGATTAGCTCACAACAGCGACGTTACTCACGCCAACCCAAGAGTAAATAGGCTGACCGCTGATCTTCAAGAACGTAGCGCGCAACGGCATAGAAGCGAACGAATCAACCTCAAGACCAATCGCATCCTCACGGCGCAAAGACACACTAGCAGAATGAAAAGCAACACGGCGCGGCCCATCAATAATCACAACAAGAAGTGCCTTGTTAATGGTAGATGTAGGGGCGTTCTGAACCTCAAAAACACCATCCTCAGGCGCCGCGTCAGCAACACCATAGTAGAATGACATAATCTGCTCATCAAACTGCAACGCATTGAAGGTCACGAAGTCAGCAGGCGCGTCAGTAACAACCTCACGGAACGTGGCGTTAGACCAAGTACCCTGAACCTCAGTGTCACCGCCATCAAAACCAAACTGTGGCAGATCATCACGAGAAGTATGACCAATACTCTGGTAGCCAGGAAAATGTGCATCATCCATAGCTGTATAAGAGTTAATTAGGGCGGCGGAAGGTCGGGCAGTTCCAGGCGCAGCAACAAAGATGAAACCGGTACCCGGCGTTAGGACAGCCGCATCAATATGTGGCATGGTGCTCCTTAATTAGGAAGGGGACGTAGCCCCATCTGAATTAGACTCTGAATACGCCAAGTATCATCGTACGGCGAGTCAAATTGGGTAGGACCAAACGTCTGGCGATAAGAGTGAAGGTACCCCACGCCCGGGATGACGGTCTGGTTAGTAACAGCGTTCCACAAGACACGCTGAGCGCGCAAGAGAAGACGCTCAGTCTCCTCCAACCCACCTGTCTCAATCGTTCCATAACAAGTGAGCTCAATAGTCGCACGGTCCAGCAGGTTAGGGTCAACCGGATACCCACCAGCACGGCGAACGTTGATAATAGGGAAAACACGATCCTTCTTCTGCGGAACCCAAGAAACTACCTGAGCGCTTGGGAAAGCATCACGAAGAATAGGTAGGACGACTTCCTGAATACGTGGCATTTCCAGCATTATAGGACCCCGTCATGATACCAGTCGATGAACAAATGCAAACCGCGAACAAAAGTGCGTGTCGTTCCTAGAGACTCACGTCCCATGTAGTGACCGAATTCAATGCTCAACGCTGCCTTGTCAACAAGGGAAACATACGAATCGACCTTGCCGTGTGAAACCTCAATATGTGCCGCGCCCGTCTTACGGTGCGGAGCCAGACGCCCCTCAGCAATAATTGAAATCTCCTGAGCAACACCACGCACGGCATTATTCACAGGCTTAAGATGCGACACAACCTTATTCATCTTACGCTGGGGGATAAGGTAAACCTTCTGAGCAGCCATTAGACACGCCGCAAAGTATAGTCAGTGTGATAAGTGTTATCACTACCGCTGTAGTACTTCGGATTACCGATAATGCTCCAGCGCAACCCACGCCACTGAGCCTGCGCCGCGAAACCAATCTCACGAACATAAGAACGTGGCGGGCGGAAACGATACACATCCTCAGTGTCATATCCTTCTTGGTCCTGCTCAGCACGGCGCGCAGACGTACCACTCTGCGACGCCAACTGCACAGCGCAATTTGCAATCACATCAACATCCGTAGCCGACGTACGATACATAATATTGCCATCAGGACTAATAAATTGCTCCTGATGATAAACCGTTACGGTCTCACGACCAACATCTAGAAGTGACATCAGCGTACTCGAATCGGGAAGCCCCATGACGGCTCAGGAAGATACTCGCGTCCAGGCATCATCTGACCCTCAACGCGTCCGCCAAAAGGGGAAACGGGCACAATCTGGAACATCTCACTGCCGCCCGTCAACCAATCCCACTCAATCGGAAGAATGGAGAGATAGCCAGACGCGCCATCAGTGCTACGTGTATAACTATAGTTACCATCAGTTTCAGACACATAAGCGTCAGGGTTCTTCAACACACGCAATACTGCGTTGACCTCAACCATTACGACAATGCGCAACGGGATCGTGCCGTCAGCTACCTTCACGTCAAGGTCAGGGATGTTGATCTTGATGATAGCCTCAACATCTTCAAGCAACTCACCAACCTGAATAGTTTCATCAGGGGTTAGCTGACGACCAAGACGGGTTTCAACGTCTGTCGTTGTGGCGTATGCCATGTGTTCACCAACCCTTCAATGTGGCGAGTAACATTTTCAAGCTCAACCTCAGGATCAAGCTCAACACTACGTTTAACAGACAAAGAACTCTGAGCCGCGTATGTGCCATCATCATTCAACAAGCGACGAATGTGCATCTCCCAAGCATCCAAATCCGAACGGTCTGCAAAGATCCCCGCATACGACAATGACTCTTTCAATCCGAACGTGGGGGAAGCAATTACAGGGATGCCAGAAGCTAACGCCTCGACAGCAACCATCCCGTAGGACTCATATGTACTTGGTACTAGCAAAATCTTAGTGCGCGACCAAACATCATTCTTCATGTCTGTAGTCTGTCGCTGCAATGTGACATTCTCCCATT